TGCTCTATCAGTGGCCGCAGGATTTCCACCGCCTGCCGCGTCAGCGGTACCGAATGCGCCCTGGTGCCGCCTTTTGTTTTCTCCGCTGGCTGCGTCCAGATCCCTGCCTCCAGATCCACGTCGCGCCCTTCAATGCGCAGCGTTTCTAACACGCGCTGACCGCAGCAGATAATTATCCGCAGGGCGTCACCGGCCACCGCGTTGTTGTAGCGCCAGACGGCGGCCAGCTCCGTGGCCGTCAGGTTGCGATCGCGGGCAACGGTCGCGCCGCGGTCTTTCGTCACCACCGCCACGGGGTTGGCAGTTATCCCCCAGTCGCGGGCGCGCTTGTCGGTGTAGTCGTAGCGGCTCTGGATGGCCCAGTTAAACGCCGCGTTAACCGCCGTTCGTACCGCGTCGGCCTGCCTGCGTTTACCGTCGCCGTGGATCTCCTGGAGTATCAGCGCCACGTCGCCAGGCGTAACAGTGCTGGCTTCACGGTCGGATCCCAGCTTCCGGGCGACGTTCTGCTGGCCGGTAATCAGAATGCGCCGCAGCTGGTCAACACTTCGCGCCCCGCGATCGCCCAGCGTCGCCAGGTAGGCTTCGAACAATTGCAGCACGGTGCCGCCCTTTTCTTCCCGCACGGCGTCCGGCTCGGTCAGGTCAAATTCGCGGTACGCCTCGCGGGCGGCCTTCATATCCATTTCAGGCCAGCGGCCCAGCTTATGGCGCTGAATTTTGCCGCCGATAGTCGCCACCACGAACCAGCTGGCCGTCGTGGCCTTCGCCCCTTTCGCCACCTTCAGCACCAGGCTGCCTTTGCCGTAGCCTTCGCTGCTGTCGGTGATCCAGTGCGTGCCGGTAGCGCCATCGATCGCTTTTTTAATGTCTTTACCACTCAGCATTCGGTTCTTTCTCCGCTTGATACCAGCGAATCATCAGCGCCGTTCAGGCGCTTAACCTTTTCAACGCCATACCAAAATCCCCTGTTAAATTCTGTTTGTTGCTCTAGCGATAGATTTAGCATTTCTGGAACATCATCCGGCAACTTAATCGACGCTGGCGGCGCGGCGATCGAATAAAAAGGCTTAGCACCTTCAAAATCTGGATGGCAGGATTTCCACCCACTGCCTTCGCCGAATCTTTCCGGCTCGAATACCGCGAAATGATGCGGCTCAGCGGTTAATGCCGCCAGGGCGATTTTCTGGCGTGCTAACTCACTTTCCAGGTAAGGGCGCGTGTAAGTGCTATTCATCCAGTGCGTGATAGATTTCTCAATCCGCGCTATCGATGCTTTGCAGTCAGCAATCAGCGCCTGCCGTTCTTCATTTGTCAGATTAACATTCATAAATCGCCATCCTCTTCCGCGTCGAGATCCAGCCTCTCAATCTCCGCCACCAGCAGCGCGGCGGCTTTGATTAGGTCAATTCGGCGGCCTTCCGGGTTAAACAGCTGCGCTTCCCACGGCCATGAATAAGGCACCTCCACCGTTTCCCGCGGCTCTGCCACGTTGGTGCTGTACGCGATGGCCGCCCGCACCAGCTCATTGTTTTTGTAACCGGCATCGCGCTGGCGGGTATAGCCCTTTGTATTTTGCTGGCGCGAACGCTCCCGCGCCACGTCCGTTATGGCCTTCGACTGCACCGCAGGCATTCCGCTGATAAAGTCCAGCAGGTGCCGCGTTGAAATATAGGTACCCACCAGCGGGTCGCCGCACTTGTCCGTGTTCCGAATCATCGCCACCAGCGCGTCGAATTGTTTCGCCTTTTTCTCTGCCTCGCCTGGCTGCATTTCTTCCGCGGCTCCGCGCACTTTCATGCCGCCCAGATAAACGTCTGCGGCGCGCTGCGCGGGCAAGGCCAGGTTAGCCATTCGCATGGCCTGGTCGAATTGCAGCACTTTGGCTTTGGGGAACGCCTGCCAGATCACTTCCTCCGGCATGGTAGTGGTGATCAGTGCGATGCCGTAGACCGCGTTCAAAGCGCGCTGAATATCGGCGGCGCTGTCGCCGTCGATCACAATGTCAGCGTGGAAGTATTGCGCCAGTTTATGGGCGTTGGTTGTCTTGCCGCAGCCCGCTGGGCCGGTTACGAAAATCATCATTTTGGGTGCCTTTTTTGCGTGATAGATTGCGTTAAAACAGCACGCACCTGAATGGTGCGAATATGTAACATTATCAAATACTTAACGCGTAATGTTTAATGCTCATACTAAGCATTGCACATATTAACCGCCATTTCCTGCAAATCCTTGCTGGGTGCGGCTTACGGCAGCATAACCCGAAAGCCGCGGTTTAAAAAGTGATAGATTAGTGAGTGATTGAAAAGGTGCGAATCAGACTAAAAACTGGTGCGTAATCACCACGAAAAAATCGCCGGTTTGAGCCTGCCAGCGGTCGGCAAATTCGGGCGCTTTCATCGCCTCATCAAAGGCCGCTTTATTGATATATTCCAGCAGCGCGATCGGGTCGTGCGGCGCGCCTTTTGTGTAGCTGCTGCGAACCGGCATACAGCCCACGCTGATTTTTTCGGTGTCACCGGATACCGGGTGGCGGTAATGCAATTCATACGAAACAATGCGGCCCACGTAATCCAGTTCCTGCGTTTCCTGCGTTTTTGCTGCCATGTTTTAGTCTTCCTCTACCTGATAGCCTTCACCGCGCAGCCAGTCGGCCACGTCGCCCGGATCCATCGCGTTTAATAAGTCGCGGTGGTCTAATTCATCAACCGCCATCGCGGCGTCTAAAAAATCGGTAACGTCCACGCCTTCCGCTTCGACTTCCAGCTGGGTGCGGTCGTGTCCGACTGCGCGCACGTCAGTGCAATGAAATTTGATCGTTCTGCGTGTCATGCTTTGTAAACTCCGCGTTCATAGTTATCAGCGGCAAAGAGATCCGCCACGTCGTTGGCCTGGTTCATGGAAAGATTAATGCCGCTGTCTGCCAGCTTAACCAGGATAGCCACGCGCATTTCGCGGATGATTTCTTGCGGGTCGCGGGTGGCCCATTCCGGCGCTGGCCCTGCCGGTGGCCGCCATTGTTCTGCGCCCTCCACTTCGTAGCTGTAGCCCAGCGATTCCAGCGTGCGAACGGCTGCGGCGAATTTATGCTGCACTTCCGTGTAACGGTTGCTGCTGCCCACCATTTCGCTGATCTGCACCTCCAGATCCTGCAACATTGGATTCAATGGCCGCTGCTCCGCCCATTCGCCGCTTTTCAGCATTCGGATCGCGCCTTCCATCCAGTCAAAGGCCATCAGCCCGAAATCGTCCGGCGCGCCATCTTCGCGCTGGCGCTGCTTAACCGCCTGGCTAACCGCGGCCAGCAGTTGTTCGTCGTTGCGGCGGCTCGCCAGTGATTCAGCCTGCTGGCTGCTGGTATCGACTTCCGCCTGCGGCTTGTTAGTGGATAAAACCACTTTGGTGGAAAACGGCAGCTTAATTTCCCCGATTTCCTCCAGCGTCAGGATTACGACGGGTTCCGGCTCATTGGGGCGCAGTTCTTCGCCGTATCCCAGAACGAGGCGTGGCACGCCACCGATCAGAATTTTATCCATCGGGCGAACCTTACCGGCAGTAACGCTAATTTCGTTCCCGTCTTCTGCTGGTTTGGCATAGGCTGGCGACGTTTGCGCGTGCGGCTTCTGGTGGTACCAGCTACAATCTGCGCACTTATCAAAAAACTGGATACCTTCTTTTTGGGCGTGGTAGTGGGAAAGCGGGCGCTTTCCCGTAGGGCAATGTCGCGTTGTCATTTCGGTTGCTCCATATCGTTGCCGGGGTGGCAACGTTCATATGGATACTATACGCCCGTATAAACCGCGTCAAGATTATTTTAACGGCGGCAGCGTAATAACTCCGCCTGGCCCGTCGCCGTCGTCCTCTTCCTTGTGGCCTACCTTCGGCGCTTTCAGCTCGCGTTCGCTTACGTCTGGTTCCTCGCCGCTGTTCGGCTTCTGCAATTCCAGATCCACCATGTAGCCCGAATCGCCCAGACGGTGGCGGCAGGTTTCCACCAGCCATTCGCCGTTTATTGCCGGGTGTACGTCCGTAATATTCACGATCATTTCTGCCATGAATTCAGGCGAACCGATCAGCGTCAGGCCCAGTTTTGATTCCCCGCGCAACCTGCGGTTGTACTCCGCCTTTGCCGCCGCCAGCGCCATTTCCTTCGTGGGGTAGTTGGTGCCGATACGTTTTACCGGCTCCCCGTTACCCACTTTAATTTCGGTTCTGGCCGCCTTCTTCGATACCTTGTAATAAGCGATCACGGTTCCGGCTGTGTCGCGCTTCTGCTGGGTCAGCCGGAAGTCGCTTATATCGGTGCGCGTCAGCGTTACCGTGGGCAGCTCTGCCCCGCTGGCGCTCAGTCCTTCACCGCGTTTTGTGATCGTCAGGTACCCGCCAGCAGGCTTCACAACGCCATCATACTTCCGCACTACCCGCAGCAAAAAATTAATGTCGCTTTCCTCGCGCTGGTCCAGGTGCGGCAGGACGATGCCAGCCATCGAGGCGCTGATCGCCGGTTCCATTCCGTGTTCCTTTGCCAGCGTTTCTAACAGTTTCGCCAGCGTGCTGCCCTTCTCCCAGCTGCGGTTCTTCTGGGTTTGCAGATCCGTTTTGCCGTACTTGGTTTTATCAAACGGGGCCGCCCTGGCCCGCACCACCAGCGCCAGCGGCCAGCCCGCCAGTTCCAGTTCGTCCACCACGAAAAGGCCCATTTTCCGGCTGAATAGCTCGTAACCCATCGTTACTTCGATTTCCGCGCCGGTTGGCGGCATTTCCAGCGGCGCGGTGGGGTCGTCGTCTATCAGCACCACTTCCAGCAGATCAGATTCGAATCCGGCCCCGTCGCTGATTTGCAGCGAATAAAGCCGGTCGCGGATGGCGTCGCGTATGTCCACGCGGTTGGCCTCCACTTTGAAAATCAGACCGCCCAGCAGGGTGGGATCTATTGCCATAGCGTCACCACCTTTTTGGGCTGCGCGATTTCGATTGCCGGCAGGACGATCACGATCCCGGCTGGCAGCTCTGGCGGCTGCTGCGCCAGCTCAGGGTTGGCGGTAAACAGTGCCTCAACCGTTCCGGGGTTCTGGTTCCCGTAATGCTTCCAGGCGATATAATCCACAGTTTCGCCCGCCTTCGTGCGGTATAGCTGTTCGTCTGTCATGGGTATTGCCTCCGCAGCACCACGCTGAATTCCTGCTTACGCGGGGATCCGAACGCAGCAAACTGGCTTTGCTTTTCGTTCACGTTTTCAATAAACCACTTTCCGTATATTTCGCCGGTGCCGCTGATCAGCAGGTAAGCAATGCCCATCGCGCCCATTTCCCTGAATTTATTCACCTGGTGCAATCCGCTTAACCATTCGGGAAAAATCACGCCGTTAAGCGTGATCCGGTCTTCCCCATTACCCACAAACTGCGACGATGGCCCCTGTAAAAAGCGCATCTGGCTGGGCCATTTGTATTCCGTCGTGCGCTCTAAGGTCTGATAGACCGCCAGCGGGATCATAAATTTAAACTGGCCCAGCATCATCATTACGTTGCCCTGGGCTGCCAGGGCGGTTACGGATCTTTGCATTAAGGTACCCTCAACATATCAGGCATAAAGCTGCGTCGTTTGACTTCCTGGCGGCGCTCCTGTTCTTCCAGCAGCCTGCGGGCGAATTCCTGCTGGTTCTCTCCCGGCTGCTGCACCACCTGGATCGTGGTTGTGCTGCTGTCGGTGTAGCTGCCGCCGCCCCTGTTCATTGCTGCCGGTGCCGGTGGTGGCGTCCCGCCGCCATACGATGGATTCCAGCCAGGCTTCGCCTCTGGGTCAGGATCGTTACCCATTACCCAGCCTTTAACCCTGTTCCATGCGCCCTTTATTTCCTTATGGCCGAACGTCTGGGCCTTCTCCATAATGCTGCCCACGTTGGCGTCCATCCACTTGAAGGCGTCCACCAGCTTGATCAGCGGCTGATAAACAAAGTTAACCGCTTTCGCCAGTTCGGTGCCGAACGTCTGCCCCGCGCTGGTTGCGTTCTTCAATGCGTCTTCACTGTGCTTAACCGGCGTAAACAGGTTGTTGAACCAGTCGATCGCCTTCTGGATATTGGTACCGGTTATTCCGATTTCATTACCGAACCTTTTTACCATTTCCCAGATACTGCCGAACGCATCCCGAACCGGTTTTATGCCCTCCCACAGCGGCGTAATGGCACCGGAAATAAACGCTTTTATTACGTCCCAGTTACGGTAAATGGCAAGCGTCAGCGCGCCCACGGCCAACGCCACGCCGGTTACGGCAAGCCCGATCGGGCTGGCTATCATTGCCAGGTTTAAGGCGCGCCACGAAATGCCAGCCCGCACCAGTCTGGCGTCCAGGTTCGTTAGTACGCGACTGGCGGCCAGCCAGTAACCTTTCACCGTCGTGAACGCAAAGCCACCAGCCAGCGCCGCCACGCGCATGGCTACCAGTCCAGCAGTCACCACCACCAGCCCTTTAACAAGTTGCGGGTGCGCAGCGATCAGGCCGTTAATATTATCCAGATAAGGGAACGTCGCCGCGATCAGCTGGTTCACTACCGGCAGCACCGTGCTGCCAATGGTAATAGCGATCCTGTTCATCTGGCTGCGTAGCAAAATCATCTGATTGCTGGTTGTGGCGGATCGGCTTTCGAACTCCTTCTGCATCGATCCGGCGTATTTGGTCTTATCCGCGACTAATTCAAACTGCCTTTCAAGCTCGCCAATATTGTTAAGCAGCGGCGCTATGCTGCCCACGGTTTCCTTGCCGAACAAGGCGTTTAAAACCTCCGGCTGGCTCACCCTGTCCAGTTGTTTGATCCTTTTCAGGATAACCAGCATCGTTTGCTTACTGTCCAGCTGCATGGAACGGGCCACCTGCTTCGAACCGTAGCCCAGCTGCCGTAAAGCCTCTTTCTGCCCTTTGGTAGCCTTTGAACCACTGGTTAGCGTAAGCATCAGGTTTTTAATGCCCGTGGCGGCAATTTCGTTTTGCACGCCCATACCGCGCAACGTGGATCCCAGCGCGGCAATTTCCCCGCTTGCTACGTTCGCCACTTCGCCCAGCGGGCCAATGCGCTGCACAATGTCCATCACGTCGCTGGCGCTGGCCGCCCCGATATTCGAAAGGGCGTTGATTTTGTCGCCCAGCTCCACCACTTCCGGCAGCGTCATGCGGAAGGCGGATTTCATTTCCGCCATGCTCTGGCCTGCCTGCTCGGCGGTAATGTCGAACGCGATCCCCATCTTGCCCGCCTGTTCGGCAAACATCATCAGATCGCTGTTGGCGATACCGCCCTGGCCGCCTGCCGCCACCAGGTCAGCGATTTGGCTGGACGTCATGGGGATTTTGGTAGACAGATCCAGAATCTGGTTTCCCAGCTGGCCGAAAAAGGTGTTTTTATCCATGCCCGCGGGGGCGTCCACCACCTTTTTAACCTCCGCCATCTTATCTTCGAATTCCATTGCGGCTTTGATCGGGTAGGCGACGCCCACCACGCCCGCGGCTATCTCTCCCAGCTGGCCGCGCATATCCTCTTTGGCCTGCTGGTTTCTGTCGCCAGCGGCCTGCACGTTGTTAAGGCGCTTTTGTGCGGCGGTAAGCATATCGATCTGGCGGGCATTGGCGGCGTATTTAGCGCGCAGCTGATCAACCATTCGGCCATTTTCCCCGAAACGGTTGATCGCTTGATTGAGTAGTTTTTGTTTGCGGTTCAGATCGGCCACGGTGCTGCCGATCTGGCTTATGTTGCCTTTGACGCTACCAAAAGCGCCTTTCAGGCTCCCGGATACTGCGCCCCCTATGGTGATAAGCGCATTAAGTTTCTTGTTTGCCACGCGGTAAGCCCTCGCACCAGAATATTAGATCTGATTCTGATAGGTTCGATAATTCGGCAATCGTACCGGCACCGTAAGAGGCAAGGGCCAGTACGCTGGCCCGTATGTATTCCGGGGTTAATCCATAAAAAAATTGTAACCGGCCTGCACACGCGCATAATCTCGCGCCGTCATGGTTTCAAACTCAGCAGGCGTTAAGCCGGTAAGCGATGCCAGCAAGGATTGCTCGCGCACCACGTCGTCGTTGCTGATTTTGCGGATAGCCATCTGATCTTTAACCATCGGTTCGCGCATTTCTACTTCTTTCAGGCGCGTGTCCGTGCCGATCATCAGATACCCGGTGTGCAAAGTAATAATCACGCCGGTGCCGTCTTCTTTCTCTTTGATGAAATCAGGGATTTGTTCAATCATTTTTTTACTCTCGCATTAAATTAAAAAAATATCCGGCCCCACAGCAGGGCCGGTTAAGTATTAGCGCAGGCCCAGGGCTTCGGCAGTGCTTTGCAGCACGTCCACGCCGTTGATGATCTGCACCATGTTTACCACGTCGATTTCCTGCACGACGGTGGATCCAATGGTCAGCTGGTAGTAACTCAGCGCCATTGTAATTTTGCAGCGCGGGGCGGTACCGCTTTTCGCGTTCTGCGGATCCAGTTCGATTACCTTACCGCGGCAATTCCATTTGATGGGCTTAACGCTGCCATCCCAGCTTTTCAGCGCGCCGCGGATAGTCGCGTTAATTTCCGAACCTTCCGCCACGTTCCACAGTGCAAAAACTTCCTCGCTGTAGTTGATGATTTCCGCGCCCATGCGTAACGCTTCGTGGCCCATGTTGATTTCGATCGGGCCATTCATGCCGCCGCCGCGGAATTCTTCGGTTAACATTACCATCTTGGGCGGGTCTACGTTGTCAACGTTCCCCGCGTAGCTGGTGCCATTTAAAAACAGATTAAGATCTGTCCATACGTCTTTAGTTGCCATTAGCTGAAGATC